ATGAGCGCCTGCACCGCCGCGTCGGATTGCTTGGTCAGGTGCGGCCGGATCCGCGCCATGAGATATTCCGCCGCCTGCCCCTCCGCAATGTAGTCTCGATCCAGGTCGACCATTACAGCTCCACCTTAAGCCCCGCGGCCGTATAGAGCGTATGGCTCCGACCTTCCGCCTTGCGCAAGTCCTCAATGATGGCGGCCTGGATGGCAATAACATTGCGCAGCGCGGTGATCAGAAACTCCCACCGCTTGTTGGGATCTTCGACGCCATGCCGCCCGTAGTTGTTGTTCCACCACACGGCCAGGTCATCATACTTTTGCTCGGTCGCTTTGCTCATAGACTACTAAATCTCCGTGTAGTGGATCCCTTCGCCGCCGTGGGCGCTGATCTTCGCCACATACGAACAGCGCAGGCAACGATAGACGTTTTCGTGGGCGGTGGACGAAATGCAAATCAAATGGGCTTCCCCGTTGAACACGCAATCGGTGGCCGCCTCATGAATCACCCGGTCAAACTGCCAGCGCTCTTGCTGGCTGAGGGCACGCAACACGTCAAGCATTGAGTCGCCCTCCGGTCGCATCAACGGGGCTCACGACACGCAACCCATGTCTACCCATATAGCTCAGCGCGTCGTCGCGGTCAGAGGAAAACATCCAGTGCCGTGCGCCTCGCAATTTCTCCGCGAGATGGTCCTGACAGTGGGCGCAGCGGACATCGAACCACTCGGGATCCTCGCTGGCCCGAGTCACAAGGCCATCCGAGCTACTGATCACCACGACGCCTTGGCGTGGGTCATCCGACAACAACTCGCAATGTCCACACTGGCACATAGGTATGCCCACTAATAGCCTCCTCCGGTGGGTAGGCGTTCCGCGGGCAGGTTGCCAGGCACCCCAGCCGGTGCAGGCATCACGCCTTGTGGTTGCCCCTGTCCGCCCTGCATCTGAGCCATCATTTGCAAATTCTGCTGCATCTGGGCTTGCTCCTGGGCGTCGGGCTCCAGGGTGCTGGGGTCCAGGTTGACCGACTTGAAGAGATGATTCCAGATTTTACTCGGGCTGTAGCGCTGCCAGAACGTGAGCCCCATCATAGGATTTTTACTGGCCAGCTCTAAGATCGCCATGAGCTTCTGGAAGTCACGCACCCTGGCGACAATGGCACTCAGGCCCGTGACCTTGAATTGACACCCTGCCAGCTCGGCAAAGCGTTCCGCGGGGCTGAGACTGGCCAGGCGTAACGCGGCCTCTTGCCCGATCGCCGCGACCATGGCCTCTTCATCGAATTCATCCAGGTATTGCATGGTATTCGACCAGGTGAGGTGCAGGGCCTTGCTGATCGCCTTTTCCGCATCTTTGATCATCCCGTCAAAGAAGTTGGCGCTCTGGGCGGAGGCTTCCACCACGGCGGTGGCGGTGGTATCGCCGCCAGGCGTCTGGCCGAGGCGCACGGCATTGACCTGCGTGGCGATTTGAAACTCCTGATCGGTGAGCTGAAACGCCGTCAACGATTCGGGAGGCACCTTCCCTGTGACGACCGTTTCGACGACCTTGACGCCCGCGGGCGTGCCTTCTTTCATGACCAGTGTGTCACCGGGGGCAATCCCATCTTTCACCTGCCGTGGATCGTCCAGGAATTCTGGGTAGAGCTGCTTGACGCCCCAGACGCTGCTAATCCCCCCGTCCAGGATGAGGTTGTACAGCTCATTTTGGGCCAGGTTCAACGCGACCGCATGGTCAAAGAGCGCCTTATGCCAGACGCTGAACGGAATGCGCAGGAGAGGCCGGCTGACAAAGGGGCGCTCGCCATGCCAGTAGGGATTTGGTTCTGGCGGCCTGATCAGATATTTCCCATTCGCCATGGTGCACACAATATTGCGCTCGGTGTAGCGTCCGCGCTCATCGAGCAGATCGCCCCAGCACTCCAGTAACACTACGCGCTTGCGAAAGCTGGGGGGCTCTTGACGTTGCTGGTCCCGCTGCTGCTCGTTGGTGCGGTAGGCCTCCTCTTCGTCCTGGGCAAAATCCTCGTCAATCTGCTGTACGATCGCCGGATCGTACACCCCGGCATCCGCCATCGCTTGCACGTCGGCCAGGTCGCGCTCGACTTCGTGCATCTCGTACAACCCACGCCCGGTGGGGTCAGGCAAGTAATCCTCTGGCGCAACCAGGTCAATCACCGCTCGCCAATGGGACACTTCCCGCCGTACCAGGTTCGACACCATCTGGGCCACGATGGACCCATCAGGCATAGTCAGGTATTCATAGCCGCGTTCCGCCCGGAACACCTGCTTGGTGTCGTCGACCCCATGCACTTTGAACACCATGAGGCTGCCCAGGAGCGCCACCGTGACGGCATCAGCCACCAACGCAGGAAAATCCTCATCGGCGTTGACGCCGTTGTTCGCGCTGTCATCGAGCACATACTGCAAGAGCTTGCGGGCCTGCTGATCGTTCAGGACGCGCTCACTGCGCAGATCGGTGGTGAACCAGTCGCCAAAGTCGGTCAGGCCGCGCTCGATAAAGGCGCCAATCTGCTCTTTGGCCATGGCCACCTTGGGCAAGAATTCACGGCTCTGGCCCTTTTGTTTGTGGCTGAAATCCTGCTTGCCCATGAGCACATCCCAGTTGCGTTTCGTCAGGATGAGCCGTTCTTTGCGTGCTTCCTGGGCTTCCGTCTTGTACGCCTGCATCGCCATGAGCACCGTCAGACTGGCGCCCTGGACCACGGGGGCGTCGTTGGTCATCGGAGGTGCCTGGCGGCGTCGACGTCTTGCTTGAGCCATTAGGCGTCTTCCCACCCCGCACGCGCGGGGTCTGTGATCCAGCCGTCGACGGGGTGTTGCGCCGGACGACGATCGTCAACAAGCTCATGGGTGGCGTCAATGACCTGTTCGTCTGGCCGGCTCCGAAGGCGAATGCGTGTCGTCACCACATCACCCCCCCGTTCAAGCATGCCCATACCGCGCTCCTGGAATCACGACCGGCTTCCGCTCGGCCTCATGCAAACATTCGCCACACAAGCCAATCGTCACGGTGGCCCCCTTGAGCCGCACGCCACAGGTACGGCAGCCGGCCTCCGGGTGATACGGCTCCACACGCACCATCACAGGGGGTGGCTCAGGCGCTGGGGCCCAGACCTTGACCTTTTTAGGTGCGGTCGTGCGTGTTCGAGGCATCACGCCCCCCGGGGCAAGAGCGCGCTCAGGTCCACATGCACCCGGCGATGCCGGTTGCCACAGACCGTACAACGATCGGTCGTAAAGGGCATGCGCGTCTCGATGCGTTCCAAGTTGAGCACGTCCTTGCAACACTCATTCACCCCCGCTACGTCCGGCGCGGGCTTCAGTGGGCCGGATTCAGCGTGAGGTGCCGACGCTCGCAGGTGTGACATTTGACGATCTCCATGCCATCATAATCCACCCGCAGATCCTCGCTCGCCGCACAGCACGCTGGCAGGTTCGCGAGCCGCTCTACGGATTTATTCCACAGGGCGGTGGCGTAGTGCTCATCTCGATCCCAACAGAAGGCCCCGCACGTCTCACAGCGCACTTCCCACACATCCGCCTGGAGTGCCGGCAAGATGCGCTGCTGAATCCGGTCGCGCTCTTTGGTATCTTCGGTGCGCGCAATCTCCGCCCGGAGCCTGGCTACGCGATCGCCACTTGTCACAGGGCTGGCGCTCAACCCGCTCTGGAGCTCATCAAGGCGCCGTTGGTAGGCCTCCCGCACCACCTGGCGATGTGCGCTCGGCTGCGCGTGTGCTTCGCCCCCACAGGGGCATGGCAGTAACATAGGCGTCTCCTACGCAATCGTAAGTAGCGAAGCCCCAAAGTCAATTGTGAAGGTTTCTCCCGCGCCCACGAGGGTGATCTCTGAGCCATAGTCGAACCAGGCCATGAGCGGGTCTGATGCCGCCGTCTCATTGAAGATCACCACATAGCGAAACGGCCCGAATCCAGCCCCGGTCCCGGTGAACACAATATCCACGGCGGTCATCGTGCCAGTCCCGCTGGTTTCGGTGTAATCGTTCTGAATGTCGGCCTCGGCATAGCCATTCTGTTCGGTAATCCCGGCCAGGTCGGCCTTGACCGCATCGGCGCTGGCGCTCGGCGTGGCATTGCTGAGATACGCCTCGAAGGTATGCCCGGCTGCGTGAAGTTGATGGACACCCTTCCCGAGCTGCTCGACGAAATCTTGAAATTTGTTGTACGTCGCCGTCGCCATGTCCTATTTCCCTCGCTGCCACCAAGGACGCCCACGCCACCGGCGCCGCTCCGGTTCTGGTTCGCCCATCATTCCAAGCAGCCGCAACCGATGCAGACGCACGGCTGACCCTGATAAGCCCCCCTCCGGTGTTGCCTCCTCGGAATACACCAGCGTCACGGGTTGCCCCACGAGCACATAGGCGCCGGCGTCCGTCACGAGACGCCGCATGGCCAGGAGGTCGGCATCGCTCCCCGTCAGGCTATACGCCCCCGCCTGGGCTTCCAGGATGCGGATCAGCTCCAGGATGATATCCTGTCCACTCAGGCTATATGCCCCCGCCTGGGCACTCAGCACGCGCCCTAGTTTCAGTGTCGTGCTCTGTCCCGTGAGCACATAACTCCCGGCTTGCGCGGCCAGGAGGCGTGTGAGTTCCAGTAGACCATCCTGCCCGGTCAGGCTGATGGCCCCTGCCTGTGCCCCCAGGAGGCGCGTCAGTCGCAGCCCGGCCGTTGCCCCGGTGAGGGCATACGCCCCGCTCTGAGCCTCTAGGACGATGCCGCCAGGGATGGCATAGGTCAGATTGACATCTTGCCCGGTGAGGCTATACACCCCCGACGCGAGCGTCAGGAGACGCGTCAGACGCAGGCTTGCATCGGTCCCGCTGAGGGCATAGCTCCCCGCCTGGATCTGCACGGGATAGCCACGTGCCAGGGACACGCTCTGACCGCTCAGGCTGTACGCCCCTGCTTGGGGCACCACCAACGCCGATCGCAAGAGCCCTACGGTCGCCCCGCTCAGACTGTAACTGCCTGCCTGGATCGCCGCTACGTGCCCATTCCGCAACCCCACATCCTGCCCCGTCAGGGTGTACGCGCCCGCTTGCATCTGGAGAGGATAGCCGCGGGCGAGATTCGCCGTCTGGCCGGTCAGGCTATAACTGCCGGCTTGCGCTCCCAGGGTCCGCGTGGTCCGCAGCCCCACATCAGCCCCCACGAGGTTATAACTGCCAGCCTCTGGCACCAGCTCACGCCCATACTCCAGGGAGGTATCCTGGCCCCCGAGGCTATAGCTTCCGGCCTCTGGTGTGAGCACGCTCCCACGGCGCAGCGTCACGCTCTGCCCGGTGACGGCCACGCTCCCCGCCTCAAGGGTCAGCGTATACGCCTGGAGTCCCTTGGATGGCCTCCACCGCCGACCAGGGCGGCGTCGAACGGGCGTCCGGCGAAAGAGCGTGGGCATCGGCTACTCTTCCTCCAGCCAGAAGGTGCCCTGCGCGGTCATATCATCCGCTAGGGTGGTCTGCATGCGCACAATCAGCCCCTCGCCCTGCTTGGCCTTGGGCGCAAAGCGCTCATCGGGCGCCCACCACTCAAAGGGACTATTGCGGTTGATCCAGCCAAACTCCATCAGGGTCACAGCCGTGCCGGTGGTCGTCGCCACCGTGGTGCCGTTCACTTCAGCCGTACACCCCGCCGCGACATCTGCCGAATCCATCGGCGCCGGCGTCGTGGCCGTGCCGTTGCTACTGGTCACGGTCGCGGGGAGGCGTAAGACAGAGAAGCGAAGCCCTTCCTCTTCGGCGTCCTTGACCTCGCTGATTTGACTCAACATAAAGCCCCGCAGCTTAACGGGCTTATCATCGGCGGGCAGCACCTCCAACCAATCCGTATCGCCACCCGCGGCCGTCACGGTGGCACTAAACGAGACAGTATAGATGCGCCCCATCTCCCCTACCTCCGCGCAAAGAAGCGATACGGCCGACGTCGTGCCGGCCTCGAGGTCGCTGCTGCGCTCGCGGCTTTAAAGCTCGCAACACCTGTGAACCATGTTCGAGGCGCAGCGCCAGTACCAGCGACTTTAGTACCATTACAGGTTACACTAGCCGTCGATGAGACAATTTTGTAGCCCAGATTATACGCTTGGCCGGTGCTATTTGATTCATTCTCAGCGGCTTGCGTAAACCCATCACCTGTGTCTGTCGCCATGGCATAGGTATCGCCTGTATGACTATGACTGAAAAAGATAATTTCATCAGCTTGGGATAGGGTGCCTGTGACAACGCTAGAGGTATAACCATTTTGATCAGTAAACGCCCCTGTATTGGTGACTGACACATCACGTTGACTGCTTGTGACTGCGCCGCTGACTTCGGTTAACGCCAGGTCAATATCTGCTGAAGTGCCAGGAGGATTACAAGTAACTTGTGTACTACCAGCACCGCAATTCGGAAAACTATGAAGATAAATCTCGCTATCGGCGTCACCGTTGATAAAATATCCAGTAGTGCTATAGCTACTCCACGTACCATTGACCGGATCACTGATGGTCGGTTCGCCAGAGCCGCCACCGTTAAAAATAGCGCTATGCAGCACAAGCAAATTCCCTGCGCTGACAGTACGGGTTACGCTCGCGCTGTTAGCGCCACCCGCTCTGGTAGCTACAGTTGTGCCAACGACATCCTGTGCCACTAACTCACCGTGACGTATTCGCCATTCAGGCCAATAGACTTAGTGGCATTCGTATTCAACCGACCACGAATGAACACATGCCGCGCATATGGTTGCCCTTCGAGGTCTTGCCAGTAGGCTTGAATAAATGGCAATTCGCCATTCTTTGTTCGTGAGCCACCCACGATTTCCGCGTGATAATTATCGTATGTGGTAAAATCATTGGACTCTGAAACATGAATTTCCAGGGAACAAAAGAAATCAGGATCATTCCATTGTGCGTCGGTCACAGTGAGCTGAATACGAAACGACATCAGATCGGTGATTTCAGCGGTCGGAGACATAAACTCACCAGCCTGCATGGATTGACGCGCTTTGATGGTAATCGTCCGCGTGGTAGGCATCAGTCAAGTACCTCAACGGTGACATCCATCGGCAGATGCCGCACAGGAGATTTTATCCCCAGCAGCCGCTGGTAGGCATCCATCGCCGCGGCCATATGCTTGATAAAGTCCTGGTTGATCGTGTCAATCTCGCTCATCCGATCACCGCCACCTGAACGCCTTGCGGGGGATGGATGAACACCGGTGCGGGAATGTTGACCGTTGGCCCCAGGGCCAGAGCTCCCAGCGGTTGCCCATTCACATCGATGAGCTGCACGCTGCTCTGATAATCCCCTGGCGTCGTGACGCCCAAGAAATCCGCAAAGAGCGCCGTCAACGGGGCATCCTGGGACAGCGGCCCAAACGCTACCCGAAAGTGATCTTCAGCCGGTGTTCCCGGTGCCACTTCGACCGCCGGCGCGAGCCACGACACACGATAATTCGGCATGCTAGCCTCCCCTCCGTCTCGATTTCGCCCCCGCCGCCCGATAGCACACGAGGCACATATCCCGCTCCTGAATCGGGTCATACGCGAAGCTACTGGCCCAGTGCCCGCAATCCCGCAGCCGCTCCTGGGGCTTCTGTTCGTCTGCGACCAAGCCCCAGTCGACCGATACCACGGGGTAGCGTGGGCGCTGGCGCTCGACGTACCAGGCTTGCAGGCGGTCCCACCACTGGCGCACCATCACAGCACCTCTTGCACAAACAGGCCCATTTGCACTTCGCCCGTGATATTCCCCACGAGCACACAGCGCAGCCGCTGATTCTGACTGACGGGAATTTTACTCAAGAGCGGCCAGTCGTCATTCCGGTTGGCATCCGTGGCGGCAAAGCGTCGGCGCTGGGAATTGATGTTGGTGTCGTTGGCGGCATTGCGGAGCTGCAGGTCGTATACCACCGCGACGCTGGCACTCCCCGTGACGCCGACGAGATAGTAGCCGCCTTTGATCGCGCTGAGTTCCCCACTATCCACGAGCACATCCCCGTTACTGGGGTTGGTGAGGATCGTGCCGCTATACCATTTGCCAATCAGCGCCGTGGTCATCGCGCCACCCCATAGCCGGCCGCCTTCACCTGTACGGGTGCGGTGCCCTGTGGCCGCATGGCTTTCACCGGCGCCTCCGCTGTCACCCAGTAGGAGAGGCAGTCACTGGTATGCGTCCGACGGCTGTAGGGGTCTTTCTGGTTGTAGGTCTTCTTGAGCCCGCCCCGGGGATCCGCCAAGACTTGCTCCAGATCGGTAATCAGCTCCTGGCACTGGGGCGACACGATCACATGCGTGGCCCCGGTTTCATCCCGCAAGGCTAGATTCATGGCGTTCACCCGGTCCACCTCTAAGGGATTGGCGGCGGGCACTTTCATGCGTAACC